AAGATCGCCACCCCTCCAGCGAGGTTGATCGTCATCTCGTAGGCCGGGGCGTCCGTCCCGCCGATGTTTACCGACGTCGGGATCGCAACCGTGGCGCCCACGTTGAGCTCTGCGACCTTTGCGACGATCCCGAGGAGCTGGTCGAGGGCGTCAAGGTTGCCGGGGCCGGACGAAATGAGCATGAGGGGAACCCGCATCGCGGCAACCTGCCCGGTAAAAAACTCGAGCGACGGCGCCGAAATGAGGATGCAACCGGGCGCGATGTTCCGCGGGTCGCGCACCACGGGGACGCCGGAGATTGTGGCAAGACGAGCCGCGAGGAGGGCGAGGGCGTCGTTGAACGCGCCGGTTCCGGCCATTAGGCGACCGCGGGACGGTCGACGCCGAGGAGCTGCTTTACTTGGCTGCTCATGCCGATAATTGGGCCCGCGCCCATGTTGTCGAAGCTCGCGAAGTTGTCGCCGAGGGATCCTCGAGCCCGGTAGAGGGCGCCGGCGTACATGATCGTTCCGAGCTTGACGTCTTGGCTGGGGACGGTTGTTAGGGAGTCGACGTAGGAGGCTTCGGCTCTACGGCGCCAGCAAAACTGGCTCGCGGCGCTCGCGCATTGAGTGATGAATGCGGTGTCGTTGGCGCTGGCTGGGGTGATGTTCAACCAGACGGTCACGTCCGCGGCGGATACCCAAGTGCACGTCGGCGTATAGGTGAGGGTGCCGGAGGTGGCTTGCCGCTCGACGTCGGCGGCCGTCCGGGCGTAAAGGACTTGGTTTGCGATCGGGACGTTGACGTCGAAGAGAAGGTCGCCTTCGGTGTCGGTGCCCGTGTAGAGGTATTGAGGCAAGGCGTAGACGGTATATGCGCCGTTGAAGGTCGCGTCTACCGCGCCGATAGTGACCGACTGGCCGACGTCCAGCTCTCCGGGGGTGAGGAGCTGGACGACGGCGTAGTTGTCGAGGAGGTATTTGTGGGTGATCTGGTAGACGGCCACTAGGGGCCCTCCCGCCTAGGCGTAGGTGATCTTCTGGGCGAAGGTCGACTTCGCAAGGAAGAAGGAGGCGTACCCGTAGTAGGTGAACTCCCGCGCAACCTTGGAGGGCACCTCGACGCTCATAAGGCCGCGAACCTGCTCGTAGTACTCGGCGGCCGGCGCGTGGAAGACGACCATCGTCTTCGCGGCGACGTTCGAGTCGACGATGATCTGCAAGCCGAGCGGGTTCGTCGTTGACCAGTTGGTCACGTTGCCGGCGCCGAGGGTGTTGTAGCCGCCGAGGCCGGGGGCGCCAACCGCGGGGAAGAGCGGGCGCTTGTCCGCGTCAACCGTCGAGCCGAGCTTCGCCCAAGCGTCTGCGCCCATGAGAATATGGGTTGGGAAGAAGTTCGACCCGTTGGAAATGTCGCGAGCTGCGCCGTACAGGAAGAGGATGAGATCCTCCGCCGTTCCGTCCCACTGGCCGATCGTCGTCGACGCGGTGACGAAGGTGTCGACCGCGAAGTTGTCCGTGACGATCATGTACTGGCCCATTAGGTCGTTCAGGATCTGCTGCATCGCCGGGGGCGACGTAAAGTCGATGTCCTGAGCGGACAGGGTGACGGTTCCCGAGAACGTCTTCTTCGTGATCGTGTTCGCGGCGATGACCATCGTCCGGGCGCCACCGGCGCCGAGCTCGTTGGTCTGCTCGGCGACCTGCGTGTGGGTCGTGATCGTCGGCCGGATGAACGTCTTCTGGCTACCGCCGTCCGGATAGGCGCGGGCGCCGATCGCCGTGACGAACGGGCGGATGTAGTTGATGTCCTGAAAGACCGGGCCGAGGACGGGCACCGGGAGGAGTCCGGGCGTGTCGGTCGTGATCTGGTCGCCGGCGGCGGCCTGAAGGACGGAGCGCGACGCCTTGTTCGCCTCGACGAACGCTTCGTTGACCTTGCGGAACGTGTCGCCGCCGATGTGCATCGCGGCGAGGTAGTCGGCCGCGCTCGGCATCTTGAACTCGCGCTTCGGCTGGGCTGGGAGCGGGGTCGTGGGGATCGTGGCCTCGACGAGCTCGGGGGTCTGGTCGCTCATGTCTTCGTTCTCCTTGGGGGTGTCTTGTGGGTCAGTATTGCCGACCTCTTCTGCTGGGGTGTGGATTTCTTCCTCTTCGGCGGATGCGGCGATCTCGGTGATGACCGCCTCCTCGAACGCGCCGTAGGGGACGAGTGAGAGCTCGAGGAGTCGTGCCTCCGATACGACCATCGTCCCGTCCTTGTCGTACTTGAACTTCACGGGCTGGGCGCCAACAGAAACGGCGTCGTAGGCGCCAGCCTTGACCAGTTCAATTGCTTCGTCGGCGGCGGACGTCTTGGCGAACCGCGCCGTAAAGAGAAGCCCTTCTTCGGCGTCAACGAGTTCGGTGACGGTGCCGCGGAGCGCGGTGAGGTCGTGGTTCTCGACAAGTTTCGCGGCTTTCTGGTTGACGTCGAAGGAGCCGCGGAGGAACTTGACGGGTGTCCCATCGGAGACGGTCGCGGCGACATCCCACGGGACGGCGACCCCGGTAATCGTCCGCGGGGCTTCGGCGTCCGGGGCGGCCGCGTCGAGCGTGGCGTGCTGGGCGTGGAAACGGATCATGGGTTACCTCCTTGAGTTGGCGAGCTGCTCGCCGGTGTTCTCTTCAATGTCCATATCGGAAGAGTCCGAAACTTCGTTGACGGCGTCAGAGGCGGCCTCATCCTCAAGGTATTCCTCGGAGTAAAACTCGACGTAGGTTCCGCGGGGGAGGACGTTGTCCATCGACAGGGTTTCTGCGATCGCCTCGGCGTAGAGCTTGACGCCGAAGAGCCAGAGGTCGGTTCGGGCTTGCTGGCTTGACTGGTACGAGTAGGAGCCGGTGGAGACGCCGACCATATAGGGCGGGACGTTGGCGAGGCGGGCGGCCTCGAGGGCGGAGTAGTTCGCGGACTCGATGAGGAGCATCTTGTCGGGCGTCATTACCGTTTCTTGGAAGTTGACGAACTGGTTGAGGGCGGCGATCGAGTTTGTCCGTCGCGCCTTCTCAAAGGCGGCGACCATTGTTGTTAGCTCTTCGCCGGACATCGGTTCAGAACCTTCACGTTGCTGGAGGATTCCGGACGGGATCGCCGAGGCGGCGTTGCGCTTCCGGGCGGCTTCGATGGCAAGCGCCGTTTCGATTGCTTGGGGTGCCGCGTAGATCAGACCTTGGGCGGGCGACAGGAACTGGATCACGTTGTCCGGGTCGAGCATCCCGCCGTTGAAGTAGATCTGTTTTGACTGGCCGAACCAGACTGGGCCGGCGGCGTCCGGCGTGGTGATAGAGCCAGCCGGAAGTCGGGTAAAGCTGGCGGGGAATCCGTCGCGGGTGCGGGACTGCACGTACCAGAAGGCGCGGCCGAACATGACGAGATCGTCGAGCGTCCAACCCATGAGGAACTGGTAGGGGACGGTTGGGTCGGGGCGGCGAAGCCAAGAGCGCGGGTCGAGGTACATCTTCTCCCGCGTCCCGTCCATCCAACGTTCGTTATACATCCGTAGCGGCATACATCCGATTACGGACTTAAAAAGGTTCAACGATCGGGAGATCGCGGGGACGGAAATTGCCGCGTTTCGAGCTTCGCCTTCTTGGTAGGTGTAGAACTGGCCGATCAGATTGGGGCCGGCGGCTTGGGGCGTGTAGTAGCCGCCGACCGCGGCCTTGACGGCGGGGTCAGAGATCGCGGCGCGCTTCTTGCGGATCGGCATATTTAGAAGTCTGCCCTACGTTGCGGCGGGGTTGGTGGAACCGGACGCCGGGGGGTGCAACCGATCCCGACGAAAGGAGGCACGCGGGAGCGCGGCGCCCGGTTCCGTTCGGAAGGTTAGCCACCGGCGACAACGATCATTGGCTTCCCAGAGACGACGGTCTTCGAGGTGAGGGCGACCGCCCACACCATGCAACGGGCGAGTTCGATCGGCCCCGGTGATCGTTGGGATGAGAGGGCGACCGAGTTCTGGGTTTTGACGGCGACGGCTCGTTGTACGTGCTCCGCGAGAAGCTGCTCGCCGGTATGCACGACCCGTTTCTGCTCGAGCATCTGGCGGACGGTTGGCGTCCACGCGAGAAGCTCCCGATAGCCGACCGAGGTACGCCGCCCCATGAGGTGCGCCGGGTAGTGGATGTCGAGGGTTGGGGTGACGGCGAAACGGATCTTCGGGTCGGCGGCGAGGCGTTCAACCGCGGCGATCCATTCGGTAATCGTTCCGGCTTGGAACTCGACGGTCACCGCGGTTCGTCCGTCGCCGAGCGCTACGGCGCGAAGCCCGAAGTAGCGGGACTCGTCGAGGGATTAT